AAATTCGTGAATTAGGGGCTTCTGCTATTGACCCTAATGGTAAAATAAAAATGAATCCTTTTGGTATTGTTGGTGGTTTTAATGAATTTGTAACTAGATTTGCATCTATTGGTCAAGATATCTTTGATAAAGAAGAAGCTACAGCAGCAGCTTATTTAAAGATGCCTGTCATTCCTGATAATAGAGCTTTATATGAATCTTTAAGTAATATAAATACTTTTGTTCTAGAAAATGGTGAAGAAATTACAGGTGCTGCAGCTGGTTTAGAAATAGCTAAAAGATACTCTACAGAAATAAATGATGTAAGTAAAGAAATTGCGGATGCTTCTGATAAAGAAGTAAATAATTTTTTAAAAGATAATGAGTTTGTAAAAAACTCAACTCTTGAATTAGATCAAAAAAGAGCTTTATTTAAAGCTATTAAAATAGCTCAAGTACAATTAAAATATTCTTTAGCTAACTCTTTTAAAGGTGAGGATAGATTAACAGAAAAAAACTTAAATGAATTTGGTGAGTTGACTAGATTTATTGGAGGTTTTCAATCAGTAGCTGATGTTACTACTGCTTTAAGAGAACTAGAACAATTAGCTTATGGAAGATTAAAATTTGAATTTAGGACTTTAATAAATGCAGGAGCTTCAGAATCTTATATTAGAAGACAGATAGGGGATCAACAATTTAATGTTTTGAGTCAGGCTTTAACAGGAAGCAAAAACAAATCTATTAAAGAACTTGATGCTAATACAATTTTTAACTTGATACCAAAAATGAGAAAAGGAATTACAGGTAAATAATGAATGAAGAATTACAAGAAATAGGACAAGCTATATCGGATGGTCGTTTTGATCCAAGTCAATTAAATGCTGAAGAACAACAAGGGTTAGATGCTTTGTTGCGTCAAGGTCTCGTACCGGGATATAAAAGTTTATCGGATGTCGTAAAAGTAAGACAAGGTGCTAAAATCTCTAAAGCACGAGAATATGCCAGAGCTGCAAAACCACTTGAAGCAGAAACTGGTGTTAGTGCGGGAATGTTTGAAGGAGCAGCCGCAACAGTTGCAGCTTTAACAAATTATTGGTTACGAGGAGATGATTTAACTAAAGCTAGTATAACAGAAGCTTATCAATCAAAATCAAAAGCAGGCTTATCAAGGTTTTTTAAATCAGCTGGTGATTTGTTTGAAGGAGTAAAAAAAGTACCTAAAAGTAAAAAAGAATTACTTGGAGCTGTTTTTAAAGGATTAGCAGATGTTGTTCCTAATACAAAGCAATACATGAAATTATCTAAACAACTATATAATATGTCCGATCCAACTGTAGTAAGAAGTAAAGTAGAGTTAGATACGATTGCTAAAACAGCTATCGCTTCAGGAGCTGCAGCAGGAGCATATAGTATAGGAAACAGTGCTATGGATTTTGCTACAAACAATGAGTTAGATGTAGCTAAAGTAACAAATAATGAATTACTTAAACTCAGTGCTCCTGAACAAATGTTATATGGAGCTTTTGAAGCTACTAAAAATAGTTTATTATTTGATGGTGGTGCTTTAGGTTTATTTAGTATTGTAGGAAATGGTCTTTCTTTTGGGGCTAAGTTTTTATCAGGTACAAGAGGAGTATCACCTAAAGAAGTTGTATTGCGTTCAAGGGAATTAGGTGCTCCTGTTGGTTTAACTATTGCGTCTGATCCTAATAGTACAATGGGTCCTATTGTAAAAGGTTTTGGTGAGTTTATTGGTGCTCTTCCTTTACAGTCTTCTGCTTTAACAAAACAAAAACAAGCTTTTGCAACAGCTGTAACAAGATCTTATTTAAAACCTTTTATGGAGCAAAGTGCTTTTGGTTCTTTAGCTCCAGTACAGCATATAGAAACATTTGGTTATCAAGCTTTACCTATAATGAAAGATGTTTACAAAGCTAGTGAAAATCAAATCGATGATTTATGGGAAGGTCTTGAAGGCTATTATAGAAGTTTTGACCCAGATGGGAACATGGATATTATTGGTATGCCACAAACCGATAAGATGGTAAATGCTGTAAGAGCTAGATTTGAACAAGATATGCCTAAAGCCATGCGAGAGTCAATAGACCCAAACATACAAAATATAACTAATCAATTCTCTCCTTTTAACTCTTTGGTAAAAGTTTTAGATGATATGGGGCAACAAAATACACAGTATACTATGGGTCAATACATTCAATTACGTAAATCAGTAAACGCAGCTTTACGAGATGCAAAGCCTAATGATAAATATATACCTATAGCAGAAAACTTAAGATATTCTATGGAAGTAGATTTAAATAATATTAATGGTAAAGGTAAAGGTGGTAGTATCATTGATATGTTTCAAAAATCAAGAGTTGTACAAGATAATTTAAAAGCAATAGCAGATGGAGAAACTGTAAAACTAGGGGCTTTTAAAACATATAAAGCAGACGTAACAAACCCACAAACTGTTGAAGTCATGCAACAAACTTATTTAGATGATTTAAAAAAAGCTGTTGGGGGTATGGAAGAAAAATTAACTAAAAGTAATTATATGACTACTAGAATTTTATCTCCTTATGATAGGTTAACAATTAAAAATCAATTAAAGAAATATGATAACTTAATATTTAGTCAAAAGATGTTAGCAAATGTAGTAGGTGGAGCAAATGCTGCACCAGAAACAATGTTTAATACTTTATTTAGAAACACTTTTGTAAAAGGTAATTCTGGTTCTGTAAACGAGTTAAAAAGAATGTTGGGTGTAAATAGAGCTACAGAAAAAGGAGCTATTAATCCTGGTAGAGAAGTTTATAAGAGAGCTAAATCAAGGTTTATATTAGATGCGTACTTAAGAGCCTTTGATAACCCTCCTTCTGTAGATTATAAAAATGTGCAAGATTTTATGGAAGAAGCTATAGAAAAAGGTTATGTTCCTGATGAGTATGCTGATACTTTATTAATGAATATGAAGAATGGAGAATCTATTGATCCTTATACTCTATCTACAAAATCAGCAGAAGGTTTGGGTGAAATAGATATAAAGAATATTAACATTTCTGCTGAAGAGTTAGGTAATTTTAATTATGATAAGTTACTTAAAAACCTTGGTTTAGATAAAGGAGACGAAGGTTATAATAGATTAGTTAATGTTATGTCAGATGGAACTAGTAAAGCTGATTTAGAAAAAGGTAAACAAGCTTTAGATAACATATTAGATCTTATGTATATAGCTAAAGAAGGGGACTCTTTCAAAGTAGGAAGTCCTGCAAAACTATTATCACGTTCCGTGGCTCTTGGTGGAGCAGGAAGAGTAACTAGTTTAGCTTACGGAACTGTTGGAAAAAGAGGAGTTCAAACTGCGTCAACTGGAGCGATAGCTATGATAGCAGGTTTACCTGCTGCAATCGTTACTCCTTTGCTTTTTAGAACTTTAGGTACTTTACTTACTAATCCTGATTTTGCTAAAAGATTATTAGATGCTTATACTACGGAAGAAAGATTAGCCAGAGCAGGTAAATTTAAATTACTACCAGAAAAAATTAGAGCTAAAAGAAAACTTATTGCTCAAATACTTAACGCTACTTTAGAAGAAGATAAAGATAAACCAAGAATAGATCCTGATAAAGTTACAGACGAAGAAATTATGGAAGTTATTCAAAACATGGGTACTCCTGTGCCTGACACAAGAGTAAAAGTAGATATGTTACCTGAAGACCAACAACAAAAATTATTTCCTGAATATGTAATTTACAAAAATGCAAAAGGTAGAGATAAACAATTTTATGACCAGTATTTAGCAGGTATAGAAACCTCTACAGCTGAAATAAAACAAGATGATAAAGATGGTCAGATATCTTCTTTTGATTTGTTAAATTTAGTAAAACCTACTGAAGAAGAAGAGCAACCTGAACAACCTATGCAAGCTCAACAACCAGCTATACAATCAACACAACAACCTACTGGGTTAGAGAATATTTTCTCTAGTGCTGATTATGGTAATTTATTTCCAGACGACCCAATGGGTGAGATGATTGCTCAAAGAAGAGAGAAAGGCGTTAATCGTGGATAACATGATGTTGTGGAATATTTTACTAACCGTTCTTTTATCCGCAGTCGGTTGGGCATTCAATAGAATGTTTCATGAAGTAAAGAGATTACAAATACTACTCAATAAAACCAGGGAAGAGTACCTGCCTCGTGATGATGCACAGTCACAGACAAATCAAATACTCGAACATCTTCGTAGATTAGAGGATAAACTTGATCGTTTTATTGAGAGATCAAATGGTTGAGCCAGTAAGTGCGGTTCTCACGGGAATTGCTTTAGTTACCAAAAGTGTAGAGTTTGTTAAAAAAAATATCAGTACTTGTCAGGATATTGGTGAATTAATTAGTCATGTAGAAAACGCCTTTGAAGGACAGAAAAAAGTCATAAAAGAAAGAGAGAAGTCGGGGGCCGATCCGTTTTCGACACAAGAAGTGGCCAAGGAAGTAATAAATGCTCGTCTTGCCCAAGAAGCCCTCTACGAAATGAAACAGCTAATTAACCTTAGATTTGGTCACGGGACATGGGAATACATTTTAGAAGAGCGTAAAAAACGTATAGATAAAAGAAAAAAAGCGATCAAAGAAGCACGGGCCAAGGCTCATAAGAAACAACAAGAAATTATGGAGTATGTTAAGTGGGGTTTTATTGCTATAGCAACAATAGCTTTTATAGGTGTATCTGTGGGAGTTACATTAAAGTTTTTTGTTACCTTAAGTTCCCCTGTTTATGCTCATGAGGTAGAACATGATGACGGAAGTTGTCTTATTTATCTTCCAAAGTATTATCTTATGTGTATAAATGAATCAAGAGAATTAGCTGACACTCAGGTATATTTAGATTATTTAAATAATCGCAGACAATGGATTGAAATAGAGACAAATAAGTAGTACAATGATATGTATATAAATTCGTTTGACTTAGGTCGGAAGTAAGCATAAAGCTGAAGAAACGCATTATCTTGAAGGAGGTGATGTGTATGACTAAAATGACTTTGTGGTACTTTAAAAAAGAACAGTATTTATATAAACAAAAAAAACTAATAAGGAGTTTATTATGTGGCAAAGACCAGAAATCAAAGAAATTAACGTAGGCTTAGAGATTAACTGCTACGCTTGTGCTGAAATATAAATAGAGGATATTATTATGATGAAAAGTAAAGGATACTCTAAAGGTGGAGCTAAAATGATGAAAGCCAGAGGCGGTAAGATGGCTAAAGGCTATTCTAAGGGCGGAGCTAAAATGATGAAAGCCAGAGGCGGTAAGATGGCCAAAGGTTATTCTAAAGGTGGAGCTAAGATGATGCGAGCTAACAAGGGTGGTTTTGGTGATTCTCCTAGTTTTAAAGGTTATACTAAAAAGCCTATTACTAGGGCTGGAGTAAAAAATCCTAACAAGGGTGGTTTTACAGATCCTAAAAAGCTTATCAATAGAGCTAAAGTACTTGGTGGATCTAGAGCAATGAATAGTCGAGCAAATCAAATAAAAGCTTTTAAAGAATTTTTAGGAGCTTTGCCTTTGCCAACTAGAACTGCACTTGTAAAAAAAGGTATAAAAAAATTAGTAAACCCTGCACTTAAAAATTTAGGTACTGTAGGTAAAAGTAAAGTAAAAACTTTAAAAGATTTTAGAAGTTTAAAAAAGAAAAAATAAGGAAAATTATATGCCTACACTTCCAAGCGACAAAACACTTAAGAAATTAGGTTACAAAAAAAGAATGGTAAATAATAGATCTACTTACGTAAAAGTTAAAAAAATTAACTTAAAACGTGGTATAAAGAAAAAATAACTTGCAATATATCCCATAAGTCTTATTATGGGGTATGGCATACTTAACATCCAATATTCCATACTTTAAAGTATGGGTTCGTAAAGAGTTTACAAACAACCACAGAGATTATCATGGAGAGTTCATACATGGACTTGCCATAGCTGTAACAGCTATACCTGATAAATCTTTGTCTTTTCAAATTGTATTTACAGGTTGTGAAGATGAAGACAATAGACTAGAGAGTCCTCATGGTGGGGCTATGTGGGCTCGTATGCCAATACAATCTTTAGTGGCTGATGAACAATTAGATGTATGGCCTCCAAGAATACCTAATCATTTCATTCAGCCTTGGGATTGTTCTAGTAGACATTTTAGTATAGTTCGTTATGACAGAACTAGTAGTAGTCCTTGGATTACTAAAATAGATGGTAACTTTTATAATGCTAAATATTACTTTACTATTGATTATACTAACGGAGATGAGTTAACTAGTTTAGGAGATGACGTTGCTCAACACAAACAAAGTCACATATTAGCTATAACTAGTGGTGAATTTAAAGGTCAAATCGTAGCTCAACCAAACAATAGAGTGCGTGTTACTAATCCTGCTTTATGGGTTACAGGAAAAGGAGCTCCTGATTTTATACCAAGTCAACATGAGTTTTCTGCTGAAGAAGATGAATCCTATTTAAATCCTGAGTACACATTTAATAATTTATATTCTGATGAAGATACAGACAAGTAACCAACGAATTATACTCACCGATGTTGTATTTGATAAAAAATATAACTACAAAGAATTAAAACGTAATGACGAAGAGATACGTACTTATTCTGTAAAAGATAAAAAAGTACCAAGTGTAACTACTATATTGTCAGCAACACAAAGCAAACAAAAACAAGATTCCTTACAAGCTTGGCGAGATAGAGTAGGCAATGAAGAAGCTGCACGGATCACGAAACAAGCTTCTACAAGAGGTACTGAAATGCACTATGTGTTAGAACAGTATTTAAATGGCCAGGGTTATTTGAATTTATCTGAGAAAGGTGAATTAGCTCGTACTATGGCTCATACAGTATTAGAAAACATGAGTGATATAAATGTTATATATGGAACAGAAGTTAATTTAGAATATAAACAAAGATGGGCAGGCACTTGTGATTTAGTGTGTGAGTCTAACGGTGTATTGACATTAGGTGATTTTAAACAATCAAATAAACCTAAAAGAGAAGAATGGATTACAGACTATTATTATCAGCTAGCGGCTTACTCTTTAGCCCATAGTCTACATTTTGGAGAAATAGATAGATGCTTAATATTAATGTGTACTCCTCAACTTGTTTTTCAAAAGTTTGTTATGAGTAAAGATTTGTTAAATGAATACCAAGATCGTTGGTTAGCTAGGGTTGAAAAGTTTTATGCTTTAGCTATCAAAGATGCTTTAGATTTTTAGGATATCTTCTCCTAATGTTTGGGCTGACAATTTTAATTTATTATTTAAAGCATGCAATACGAAGCTATCAATTGTATTTTCAGAAATTAAATTTATATAATTTACCCGATTTGTTTGGCCTTTTCTATGTGCTCTGTCTTCTGATTGTACTCGTTCTTCTAAATTAAAATTATTACTAAAATATATTACAGTAGTAGCCGCAGTCAAAGTTAAACCTCTTCCAGCAGTTGCAGGATTAGATACAAAGAACTGTACATTAGAATCATTTTGAAAAGCATGTACGTTATCGTGTCGTTGTTGTACAGATACTTCTCCGTAATAAACCACTACAGATTTTTGTCCGTATTTTTTTACTAAACTATCTTGTATTTGTTTTATGTTATGTATGTAGTTAGCCCAAATAATTACTTTACCTGTAGTTTCTTCTAATACATTATGTAGTTCAGTAATCTTACTACAGGGCAAATCTTTTATAGTGCCATCATCTGTTACTACAAAACCATTAGCTACTTGATGTAACTTAATAATCTCTGTAAGTTTATTAGCATAAGTTGCCTCCTCATCACCAAGCACGGCTCTTGCATAATTTTTTAAATGTTCATAAACTTCAGCTTGTTCTTTAGACATAGGTATAATTCTAGTGTGGTATATTTTATCTGGTAAATCTAAACAATCTTTTTTCAAAGCTCTAAAACTAAACTTTTGTAGCAAAGGTAACAAATGTTCAGTGTTGTGAAAGTTTTTAGGTATCTGTATGACTTTACCATTTGGTCTTGTTATAGGTATAAGAATAGAATACGTTGCTCTAAATACGTAAAAATTATCTGTTCCTAATAACCCTGGTTTTAAAAACTCACACTGACTAAATAAATCTAAAGGGTTTTTTGTAACAGGAAAACCACTAAGTATTCTTTTGTAAGGTATATTCTTACACGACTGTATAACATTTTTAGTTCTTTTAGCCGATCTGTTCTTTATAGTTGTAGACTCATCAACAATTACACAAGCTTTGTTTTGTAATTCTTTTAATAAAGGTATTATCTTCTTTACTTGAGCACTGTGTGAAAAAGCTTCTACATTCATTAAATAGTAGTTTAAACTATCTTTTTTAAAGATAAATTTTTTATCTTTTATGTCTATACACATTTACCTTAGCCTTACTATGTATTTCTATCTCGTCCCACCAATTCATATATACAGAATTAGGAGCTATTACTAATACAAAATCTACTAGCCCCTTATGATACAAATAAGTCATGTTATCGATGCTAACTTTTGTTTTACCTGTACCCATCTCCATAAAGTATGCAAAATACTCTCTGTTAACCCCGTTTTCTAAGGCTTTTTGTTGGTGGCTCATTGGTTTAGTTTTATATACTTCAATACCCATATAAGATATATTACAAATAATTGTTGACATTGCAAGTATTAAATATTATATATGTCTTATAACTAAGGAGATAACAATGGACTTAAGAGAAGAAGCGACAATAAATGTCGATATGAAGTTGTCAAAAACAATTTCAGATTCTTGTAATAAGTTATTGGAACTTCAGAATGAAATCGCTAAGAAGAAAGAAGAACTAAAGAAAACTGAATCTGATGAACGACACATTTCTGAAAAGATAATTCCAGAACTTATGCAACAAGCGGGAATACAAATGCTTAAACTTTCTAACGGTGCTACTGTTGAAGTGAAGCCTTTTTATTCTGCAAAAATTCCTGTATCTAAGAAAGAAGAAGCTTTTACTTGGATGCGGGATAATGGTCTTGGTGGTATCATCAAGAACATTGTTTCTATGAAATTTGGTAAAGCTCAAGATAATATGGTTAGTAGTATTGTCGAAGATCTAAAAGAAAAAGGTTTCCAAGTTAATAGGGACGAGAAGGTAGAACCACAAACATACAAAGCCGCCTTAAAAGAAAAGATACAAAACGGTGAAAGTGTGCCAATGGATCTATTGGGATTATATGTATCAAGTAAAACAACAATTAAACGAAAGGACTAACGATGCAAAAAGCAGTACAGACTAAACAAGACGACAGTAACATAACTTCATTACGTGCACATGCGGGAGAGGGTACTGAGAATATTACAGCTAGAGATCAAAAGCTACCTATTCTTAAGATACTACATGCTTCTTCACCTGTGTTAGATGAATCCGAAGCTAAGTATAACGATAAAGCAAAGCAAGGAGATATCTATAATGAAATCACAGGAAGTTTATACAAATCTAAAAATGGTGTATACGTTGTGCCATGTGGCTATGTAAATACTTTTAACGAGTGGGCTGACAGAGGAGATTCTCCGGGTAGACCTATTGGTGTACATAGAGACCCTTCTATTATGACTAAGACTACTCGTGATGGAGAGAACAAAGATAGGTTAGAAAATGGTCATTACGTAGAAGATACGGGTAATCATTTTGTATATATACTTAATGATAAGTATGAGCCTATTGAAACGGCTTTAGTCACTATGAAATCTACACAGAGGAAAAAGTCTAAACTTTGGAATTCTATGATAAGTTCTAAAAGAATGAAAGATGACCAAGGTTTTTTCGTACCTCCGACTTGGTCTACTGTGTACAAACTTACTACTAACAAGGAATCCAATGGTAATAATAGTTGGTGGGGTTGGAATGTAGAGTTTGAAAGATTTTTAGATAAACCTAGTGATGCTGATACTAGACAAATGACTAAAGATTTTCATTCATTTACAGAAAGCTCAGATATATTTGGTAAGGTTGCTTTTGATCCTAAGAAGGAAACTCCTTCTCCTGAACAAATACCTACTGAAACTGTGTCTGTAGCAAAAGATGATATAAATCAGTTTAAAGAGTAGGTATGCACAGCAAACTATTTAAGTTGTTTGCGGGATATCAAGAGTCACACGTTCAGTTCTCTCTGACCAACGAGAGAACTGAGAGTGGCAAGAGACAAGCAGAATATCGCACTGTCCACGAACCTGTGACCGCTAGTATTTGGAAGCAACACTTAGACGGAAAGATTGGTATTGGTATACGACCAGAACATGAAGGTAATTGTAAATGGTCTTGTATTGATGTTGATCCCGCAAATTATAAAGAATATAATCAAAAGAAGTATGTAGATATTATAGCTAAATATAAGTTACCTCTTGTACCTGTATTATCTAAAAGTGGAGGTTTACATATATTTGTATTTTTTACTAAGGCTTACCCTATTGATAAAGTAAAAGAAAAGTTGTGTGAGATAAACGAGCAATATTTTTTAGCTAATGAAGTATATCCGTGTAATAAAACAATTAATATGCCTTATAGTAATCATACTAGAACAAGAGAGATGGGTTATGATGATGATAACACTCCATTATTATTAGAAAGATTTTTAGAAGAAGTAGAAAATAAAAAGGTAGATCCAGAAAAGTTTTGTGAGATATCTGTTAAAGAAAATGAAATAGAGCAAGATTGGGGACACTACCCTCCTTGTGTTCAAAAATTAATTCAAGAAGGTTGGTCTGGTACAAACAGACATCAGTTTTTATATAACGTAGTTGTATTAGAGATTAAAAAGAAACCTTCTATATCCTTACCTGATTTAGAAGCTTTGATGTTACAAAGAAACCATTCTATTTTTGTTAAACCTCTACCTGAACAAGAGGTTAGAACAATGACCAAGAGTATACATAAAGAAGGTTATAGTTTTCAATGTCCTCCAAAACATTTAGAATACCAACCTATATGTAACAAAGAATTATGTAAGACTAGAAAATTAGGTATAGGTGATTTTGTACCAGATATTATTGATGATTTTAAAAACATATCGTACATACAAGATACAAAAAATACTTTTTATGAATTTGATTTTAAAAGCCAACATGTAAGTGTCACACCAGAAGATATGAAAGATGAAAAGAGTTGGAGAGTTAAATTACTTCGTTACAGAATATATTGGTTAACTTTACCTAAACCTAGAAAAGGTCCTAGTCCTTTTGAATTACTAATGAAAGGTATAGTAGAAAAATCTGTAGAAAGTGTAGAGCATGCTTACAGTGATACACTAGAAGAAGAAAGGTATTTAATACTAAAAGACTTTTTTGAATCACATATAGAACAAGATAAGTTTGATAAACTAAAGGATTCTTACATAGTTTTAGATAGTAAAACTAATATATGTTATTTTAAAAAATACACGTTAGATAGGTTTCTTAAAAAGAATAGTGCTAAAGCTTTTAACACTACGGCTGATGCTTTACGTATGCTAGGTTGTTCAAGAAAAGACTATCACGAAGGAGAGAAAAATGTTTGGTATGTAGAAATGCCAGAGTTTGTAAGGCACGAAACAATAATTAAAAAGAATAAAGAACCTGTAACAGAGATGGATGATGAGTACCACAAAAGATTTAGGACTTCTGAAGCAAAGTCAGATATACAAAAAAACAATTAAGATATACGGTCCTCCGGGAACGGGTAAAACACATACCTTAATTGAAAGAATACTTAAACGATACCTAGACAAGGGTGTACATCCTATGGATATTGCTTTTATATCCTTTACTAATAAAGCAGTGAACACGGCTCAAGACAGAGCCTTAGCTGCTTTTCCTAAGTATACAGAAGATGACTTTGCACGTTTTAAAACATTACATAAGTATTGTAAGCGATACTTTGAGGAAGAAGTATTTGATCCTAAAAACTGTATGTTAGACTATGCGTTGCAGGCAAAAATAATTAAAACAAGTGATTCTAGATTAGTTGATGATAATTTTCAATATAAGGATTGGTCTTTAGGTATTTACGATAAAGCTAGAAATATGATGGAAGACCCTATACTAGTTTATAAAAAAGAAACTTATAAAAAAGATAGTCTTGATGTATTTGTTAGAAAGATAAATACATATGAGCATTATAAAAAAGATAGCTTTATTGATTTTACAGACATGATTGAAAGAACAATAGATGAAGTAGAGTTTCCTAAATTAAAAGTATTGATATTAGATGAAGCTCAGGACTTCACTCCGTTGCAGTGGTCTGTTCTTTACAAAATGGCTGACAATGTAAGTAGAATTTATATTGCAGGAGATGATGATCAAAGTATATATAAATGGAATGGTTCTGACCCTAAATACTTTACTAAATACTTTCCTGGTAGAAGGGTCATATTAAGACAAACTAGAAGATTTGGTGAAGCTATACATCACTTCAGCCAGATTATAAGAAGAGGTATATTAGATAGTGTAGAAAAAGAATATTACCCTAGATCTAAAAAAGGTTATGTAAAAAGATATTTAAACTTTAATGAAGTTCCTATAGGTGATTTACCCGGTACTTGGTATATTCTAGGTCGTATAAATACTACAGTTAATGAGTTACGTTTTGCCGCTAAAAATGCTGGCCTATATTATGCTGATAATAAAGTAAACAAATCTTTTGATACTAAACAATGGGAAGGTATTAAAGCTTGGACAAGAATTAGTAAGGGTAAAGGTATTACAAAACTACAAGCAGAGAACATGTATAAATACATACGTGCTCTAAAAGATTTAGAGTATAGAACTCCTAGGTTTTGGTCAGGTTGTGTAGATGTTAAGTTATATGATTTTAATGAATTAAGAGATTGGTGTGGTTTAGATATGCAAAAAGAAGATATGTCTAGACCTTGGTGGGAGATTTTAACTAGAAATTTTACACCCGCTCAAACAGAATATTTTGTTCGTTTATTAAAAAGATATGGTCAACAAAAACTTGATGAAGACCCTCAAATAATTATAGACACTATACATAGTGTTAAAGGAGGAGAGGCTGACAATGTATTATTATATTCAAAAGCAAACTGGCCTTCTAACTTTTATAATAAAAATGTAGATGAGAAATCAGATGAACGTAGAGTGATATACACAGGAGCTACAAGGGCTAGAGATACTCTACATATACTATCTAGTGATTATAAATACAATTACCCTATTGGACAAGATTATTTAATATATTTAAAGGAGAAAGATAATGAATTTTAAAAAAATAATGAAAGATAAAAAAATAGATGTGCATCAAATGGCTTCTGATTTAGATGTTTCATCTACACACATAATAAATTTAATTGAAAAAAGATATAGTCCTAGTTTAAAACTTTTAACAAAGATTAGAAAGGTTTATGATATACCTTTAGGAGGAGAATAATGGAGTTTTTATTAATATATACTTTAATTTATACAATTATAGGTTTACAAAATTCAGGAATTTTATAATGAACAAGTACGTTATTAATTATAAAATGGAATTTAAAACTAGACCTACTAAACATGAAGTAGAAGGAAGATTATGGAATTTATTATCTAAAGGTTTTACTTTAAGAACAGTAGAAGAAAACGATTATTATGTAACTAGAAAAGAAGTAAGGGAGAAAAAAAATGTCAAGTAAAGTATGGGATAAAGGTAGTGATCATTATAAAGATTTTAAAATACAACCTTCTAAGTTTGTTAACGATAACGAACTTTTGTTTGCAGAAGGTAATGTTATAAAGTATATTTGTAGACATAAACTAAAAGGTAAGAAGGAAGATATTAAAAAAGCTATACACTATTGTGAAATGATAATAGAACGTGATTATGAGTAATTTTCAAGGTATAATCATAAGCAAAGTATTTTTACATGCACTCAGAGGCCATTTAAACGGTTTTTTATCTCAAACACAAGCTCACAGGGGGTTTTATGGCAGCAATGCAGTTAGTTTTTAACTTAAAGAAGAATATATGGTCTGCACCATTAGATTATAAAGATTTGTCGGAGGCAGATGAGATCGCAATAGATTTAGAAACCAAAGATGATGGTATAAATAATGGATTAGGTGCGGGGTGGGCTACAGGTCGAGGAAAGATAGTTGGCTTTGCTGTAGCAACAGAAGGTTGGCAAGGTTATTACCCTATGGAACATTTTGGTGGTGGTAATTTAATTAAAGAACAAGTACTGCAATATATGAAAGACGTGTGTGCATTACCTTGTCGTAAGATATTCCACAATGCTCAATATGATGTAGGGTGGTTGAAGGCATATGGTATCGAAGTTCGTGGGGAAATTGTCGATACCATGATTGCTGGGGCTTTGATTAATGAAAACAGATATACTTATAAATTAAACGCTCTTGCTAAGGATTATTTAGGTGAGGTAAAAGCAGAGGGGGATTTAAATGAAGCGGCTCGTGCTCATGGTGTAGATCCGAAAGCTGAGATGTGGAAACTGCCAGCAGAATATGTTGGCTATTACGCAGAGCAAGATGCACGGCTCACGTATCTTTTATGGCAAAGATTTAAACATGAAATTAGTAAGCAAGATTTACAAACAGTATGGGAACTAGAAAAAAACTTATTACCTGTGCTTATACAAATGCGTGAAAGAGGTGTACGAGTAGATGTTGAGAAAGCCGCTAAGTTACAAATAGATTTTGCACAAAAAGAAAAAACGGTACTACATGCTATAAAAAAATTAAGTGGTGTAGATATTGATATATGGAATGCAAGACAGATTGGTTTTGCTTTTGATAAGTTAAATATTGACTATCCTAAAACACCTAAAAGTGGAGAACCTAGTTTTACACAACAGTGGTTGTTAAGTGATTCTAATGAGATATCTAAACTTATTGTTCGTGCTAGAGAAGTAAATAAATTTCATTCTACTTTTTTAGCTAGTGTTATGAAATATGAATACAAAGGACGTATTCATGCTGAGATACAACAGTTACGTAATGACTCCGGGGGAACAGTATCTGGCAGACTATCTATGTCAAACCCTAACCTACAACAACTACCAGCACGTAACAAGGAACTCGGCCCTTTAATTAGAGGTTTGTTCTTACCAGAAGAAGATTGTAAATGGGGAAGTTTTGATTATAGTCAGCAAGAACCTAGAATGGCAGTACATTATGCTTCTGCAATTGGTTATGAAGGTAGTCAAGAACTCGTTGATTCTTACGCAAATGCAAGTGCGGATTTTCATCAAACTGTTGCAGACATCGTAGGTATTGACAGGAAACAAGCTAAGACTATTGGATTAGGTTTAATGTATGGTATGGGTAAAAATAAATTAGCTAATATGTTATCGCTACCTTTAGAAGATGCTACTAGTTTAATAAATAAATATAATCGTAAAGTACCTTTTATGAGAAACTTATCTGAAAAATGTATGAGGCTTGCGTCAGACACAGGCACTATTAGAACTAAAAAAGGACGTAAGTGTAGATTTGATATGTGGGAGCCAAAAGATTTTGGAATACATGTAGCTGAACGATATGATAATGCTAGTGCTAAATATGGTAGAAATAATATTAAAAGAGCCTTTACTTATAAAGCCTTAAATAGATTGATACAAGGTTCTAGTGCTGATCAAACTAAAACTGCAATTATAGAATGTGCTAAAAAAGGTTATTTACCTATTCTGCAAATACATGATGAATTATGTTTTAATATAAAAGATGATGAAGACATAAAGAAAATAAAGAGAGAGATGGAGTCTTGTGTGGAACTGATAGTCCCATCTGTTGTCGATGTTGCCATCGGAGATGATTTCGGTCAAGCTACTTAAGTGCTTGAATTGTGAAATCTTTTATGAGCAAGCTCTTGATCTTGAACAATTAATTTTTTAGTTATATTTTTTATTTTTAAAGTAAGGGGTATCATGTCTGTGGTATATACTCCGTTCTCTTTATATAACTTTGTCCATTTATGTTCGAGAGCTATTTTTTCATTTAATAGTTCCATTATTACCTCTAACTTAAATCTATAGATTTATGATAAGTATGTCAATATACCTTGACATTTATGCGATATTTCTTATATTTAGTATATACAATATAAGGAGTATTTTATGGAATTGAAACAATGAGTAGCCCTTCAGAAAATATGTTTAAAGTGCAAGAAAGTTTTTCTGCACCAAAAACACCTAAGTTTAGTGCCTGGTATAGTGGTTTACAACGTATTTTACAAGAAGTACAAGATGAGGCTTTATCTACTGGGGAAGCTATGGATAAGTTAAAAGATATATATGGTTTAAGAATAGAAACTGCTGATTTTTTATGTAAAGAAGCTAAAGAATATGGTGAAGATATAAGAGAAAAGCTTAAAAATTTGCAGAGGTTTTAATGACTAAAATATATTTATCTTTGTTTTTGTTATTTTTACTTATGTTTCCTAAGTTATTTTTGCTATTGACAGCAGGTATCGTAGGTTTTTTTTATTATTTAATTTAAGGAGATTACATGGACACGACCAAATGGAGAAGTATTGCGATACGAATAAACACGTTTAAACTATTAAAAGGATTAGCTAACGATAAGTTTAGGACACCAGATCAACAAATAGCTAAACTTGTAGACGATAGTATTTCATACAGAGCAAAAAAAGAACACGTTAAAAAAGATGACTTGTTAAAGAATATATTAAAAAAAAGTGACATTACTTAAAAAAAAGTCGCTTGTTTATCGAAAAATAGCACAAGGAAAACGCCTCACGCCTCAAGAAAGACGGTTTTTATCTAATAGAAAACGTGATTCTGAGGTGTTTGTGGTAAATTCACCCCACCCTAGACATAGAGTTAAAGATCGTATTATTTTGCAAAATTTATTAAATTATGTATGTTCTGTATGTAGTTTACAACCGATGTGGCGGAGCAGACCCTTGACTTTAGTGTTAGATCATATTAATGGTATTAATAACGATAATAGACTAAAAAATTTACGTTTTTTGTGTCCAAACTGTAATTCTCAAACAAAAACATTTAGTCGAGGACATAAAAGAATAAAAAAATAGGAGAAAAGTCATGATGTTTAGGTTTTCAGATTTGTATGAAGCACACGAAATAGAGTTATATCATTTTAGTCCTGAAGAAAAATGTGAATTTTTAGAAGAAATTTGTTGTGATTATTTAACTTTAAAAAAGAATTTATCTGATACAAAATTTGACAATCGTGTCCTAACACTATATAAGGAAATATTAGTGAGGTTAATTAAAAAATATGGACATTAATGTATTTAGCACCAGAAGTATTAAGAACACTAGGCTATAGGATTAGTAAAACTTTAGTGCATGCAGATAATTTAACTGCTGAAGAAAAGTTATGGCGAGGTGTTTTGTTAAATGCCATTGAAGATGTGTTAATAAAACACTCTGATAGAAAAAATTCAGTACAAAAAGGTAAAGCTCATAATTGGATCATATCTAATTGTAAAGATTTTCAAAAAGTTTGTGGTTGGGGTGATTTAGATTCGGAAGAAGTTTTAAATGCTTATATTGAATCTATAGAAAAAAGAAGAATACAGTTTACAATGCGGCAAATTATGTGGACAAAATATGATAACTTTAGTAAATCTATTCAGGCTATTAAAGAAGTAAAAATTAGAAGACAACATAAAGGTAAAATAAAAAAATTTAGAAAATCTGTTGTTGAATCACCTACTTATTACGTTTCAACTTTATATACTTCGGTGATAACTTAATGCCTCAAAAGAAAGCTATATTACGTTCAACTGATGACCTGACTATTAAACAAAAAACTTTTGTTGAAATATTAGTAAAAAATTGGGGTCAGATTAGTAAAGCTGATGCTTTAATCAAAGCTGGATATAAAACTAAAAACAGATCAACGGCAATGGTTCTCGCTAGTAAACTGACTAATTCTGATCTTAACCCTCACGTTTGTCGTTATCTAGAAGGGGAGCTGGCCCGAGAGCATGAAAAATATGAAAAAGATAAGCTCCGCCGCTATAAAACATTTGAAAGACTTCGTGATGGTGCAGAAGCTAAAGGTCAATACACAGGAGCAATCAACTCTGAATATCGTTCTGGACAACTCGCTGGATTGTTCGTTGATAAAAAAGAAGTTACGCACAATACTATTGAAGGTATGAATAGAGAACAGTTAGAGAAGCGATTAGAAGAATTAGAAAGAAAGATAGGAGAAGGTGTGAATATAATTGACATTACTCCAAAAAAAGAATAATGTTTAAAAGAATGTTTACTCATTATAAATATTCGTTTTTATTGTTAAAAAAGTAAGCAGTTTATTCTCCAAATAAACTGCTTTTTTTGTTTAAAACATAGAAGGTTGTACTAAAGGTTTTAATAAATGTGCAATCACATCAATAGTCCAACCATTACCAATCATTTTGTATCGTTGTGTATTTGATACCCCTTCGGTATATTTATCTGGTAATGTTTGCAATCGTTCACATTCTAATGGAGTCAGTTTTCTCCAAGTTAGTTCCTCTGGATTTACTACTACATTATCTTTTTGTACTGTTGTTAGAGTATTGGTCTTTCCATCAATCCGTAATTCTAATTGTTGTTGGGTCATTCCTTTAACCGAATGTTTATGATCTTGTCTTATCCCATCTATTTTGTAGCGACCTCTTACTGCTCCACAACATACTTTGGGTTCTCTATGTCCACCTTGCATAGTTGTTAATGTTGGTGCTTTGCCATCTGGTGAGTAAACTCGTTTAATACTATCGTGTCCTTTTATGTCTGCATCTCCAACTCGTAGACAACTATTAAAGACTAACTGCCTTCTAGACTTTTGAATGTATTGTTTTAGATTACCACCCTTGAAATAGTTTGCATCAAGACAGTGGGACTTATCACGATCCACGCACCCACACTCTAATATATCTCGTAACAATATTTGTTGATCTTCTGGTTGAGAAACATTAGGTATGTTTGTCCAATATAATCTATTTCTATTTTGTGCAGACACCAAGGCACTATTAATGAGTATAGGTTTTACTCCTAATTCTCGTGAAATCACATCTTGGTGTTCTTGTTTCATACGTACATTTTCAAGCAAAAAATATTTAGGTTTCATTTCATTTAATACACGTAAAAACTCCCAAAATAATTGACCTCGTTCATCTTCAAATGCTCGTCCCATTCCTGCAAAGCTAAATGATTGACACGGCGAACCACCCATAACCAAGTCAGGTGATTCTAGTTCCACTCCCCTCGAACCTAATTTCTGGATATCTCCTAAATGTTGTATATCTGGATAATTCTTGCTCGATATTTGTATCGCATATTTATCTATCTCCGAGGCTTGGTAGGATTCTACCTTTGCACCGATCTTGTCCAACGCAACACGACCACATGACATTCCGTCAAATAAAGATAACACTTTCAATTTATTTCTCCTTGTTATATATATCTAAGTCATTAAAGCATTGCTCTACTTTAGACAAGATATCATTAAAGATATCTTGTCCCTCTTCGGTGTAGCTAGTGTTTCCATCTACATTGTAGGTAACATACTTTTCATAGTCCTTACCATATTTTTTCTGCATTAACTCATCAGCCCACTCGCAAGTGTACTCGATATACTCCTCTACTTCCAATTCTTTAATTGCCATTTATTTCTCCTCTATATTGTCAAGTAATTTGTCTGATAAATCTTGAAATAAACAATGTATTATTTCTTTTTCTTTTTTATCTTTAATCTCTCCTATTACTTTTTGATAAATATTTTGTATTTCAGCAACATTTTTTGTAATGATACTCATTTTTCATTCTCCTTAATTAAATTAATGTCAAGATGACCCCCACCATTTCCTTCAGGATCACGCATAACTGCCACTTGATATTCTTTTCCTCTATACTTTGTTATTAAAATGGGAAAAGGTTCGATATCATCATAGGTCGCATCAAAAAATATTTCTGTAATTGTATGACCTAATAATTGACTATAGTGTTCATTGTAATACTTTTTAAAATTATCACTTAATCTATTATTAGTAGTTTCCTTCCATTGAATATTACTCATTACACCTCTCCCTTTAAATGTATTTCGTATTCTTCTTTTAATAAATCAGCACAATGTTCCATAGCCATTGTGCCGTGCTTGTTTTCTATTTTACCTAAAGCTACATCATTGGTTGTGTCTTCAAGTAAGTTATAAAAGTCTTCTTCAACTTCCATTAAAAAGTTTTTAATGTTACTCATCTGCCACCACCTTTTTTGTCATAATATAAGCATTAATACCTGATGTACTATTAAGATTAAAAAGAGAAGCAAATTTCTTACACGCATTGTAAGTGTTTTTTGCCTCTATTGTTCTTACACCATGTTTGTTGTGTGATACATAATATAAATACATTATTTTTCTCCTTTGTTATAATGATCGTCTACTAATTTAATAAATTTATTTCTTAAGCTATAAAACTTATCGACTTGTTTTTGATCGTTCCAATTAATTTCTATATCCATATTCTTATATAAAAAGTAAGGAAGGTCTTTATCCACTCTACTGAAATATATATCCTTCACTATTTATCCTCCTTCACTTTTTTAGGATCAAAAGCATCTGGGTGTGTAGGACTAACATAATCACTATGCCAAAATTCTTGGTATTTACCATCACCACCGTACTCTGGTATACCACCTTGTTTTTTTAAATTATAAACTTTGATGGTGTCTAACATTGCATCTTCTAGATCATCTACTTCACCAAGTGTTATATATCTTCCACCACTTTCTCTTATACTTTCTAATATCCTTCTCATTGAGTTTACTGCTTTTAAAACTGTTTCATTTGATATTGGATTATTTTTCTTCATTTTTCTCTCCTAATTTAAGGTTTGTTAATTCTTGTCTTATTGCGTCTTCTACTTCCTTCCAATGGTTCAATGCCCACGCATCAACCCAATGATCTGATAAGTTAGTTCTAAACTTTCTTATTGATTCAAGCTTATTCTCCAAGCCTATTTTTTTCATTACTTTAGTATCTGTTATATCCATGAAACTACACATTTTTTAGATACCCTCCTTTCATCATAAATTTTTGTGGTTGTATATGTTGAAACCAATCAATCATACTTGGTATATACCCTAGGTCTTCAATAATATGTCTTTCAGCAATTAATCTGACTGGCACTTTTTTACCATCTGAATTAGTAATGGTAGTACCAAACTTCTCCTCACAAGCAAAGCAACCTTCTGCATGATGTCTTAATGCTCTATGTCTGAAGTCTGCCATAATCTTTTTACTTTCATCAAACCAATCGTGAATAGGTTGGTAGTCCTCTGGACTACCTCCCCACTTCTTTACAGATGATACTGCGTGATGATAACAATTAGCCATTTTTTACCTCCTTGAATGATTTACCAAGTCCATTCTCCCATGCCTCTGGGATAATCCAATTAGTCATATTTAATAACTCTACAAATTTAGGAAATAGCTTATCTTTATAATCTGGTTCATCTTTTAATCTATTAGATAACTCTAATATGAAATCTCTAAATTCGTTATCCATTATAATTCCTCCTTTCTTTCTGTTTCAATAATCTCATTGTAATCGTGAAAAATCTTACCTTTGCTAACATCAATAAGTACATTGCCACATTGTCCCTCATTGATCTCCCAACCTCCATGAAATGCTTCTAACAAATCATATACAATTTCTTCTATGTAATCTTGTATCTTTTGAGGTTTAGTTGTGGTTACATATACGTGTTTATCATAGTCCCATTCTGTTCTCTCTCCTCTATCAACTGTGATCTGCTCATCAAGGCTCACGGCACTTGAGCCTTTCTTGTATTCGATATCTTCAATAGAACCATCATCTCCAGAACCACTGTAATAACAATGTACCTCATCTATATCCACACTCTTAAGCATCTTAAGTACTTCTGGTTTACTTATAGCTATAAAGTCTCTTCTCTTCTTCTCTTGTTTAGCATGATACTCATTATGCCAGTTCTTATTCTCTTCTTCTGTTGTTGTAAACTTAATTACATTGTCTTTTTCTTTTGTAAATTCGACCATTATATTCTCCTATAAATTAATAAATATAAGATACATCTTATACTATATACGTATGTTGTCAAATCTATAATGTCATTCCTTACAACTTTTTTTTAAAAAGTAAGTGAAAAATAAGCAAATATTTTAGGAAACTAGGAAAATTAGCAGAAAACATAGTGTTACAGAGAAAAAGTTTTAGGAAAGTTTTAGGAAAAATTCCTAGTTTTTAGGAAAAATAACATAATTATTGTAAAAAACAGAGTATTTTATATACTTATCTTATTAGAGGGGGGTGCATTTTTTTTTAAAAAAAAAGTTCTAAGGAAGTGCATTAGAGTGTTTTTATGACTATTACTGAATCAAAATTATGGGGTTGGATTAACCAGATTCAAAAGACAGAAAAGTCTTGGCATCTATTTAGAATTGAATCCTCTACAATCAATGGAATACCTGATGTTAATGCTTGTATTAATGGTAAGGATTTTTGGATAGAATTGAAGTGTAACAGAGGTAAGAATTTAGGTGTTAGCAAGTTTCAATCTGTTTGGCATCTTAAAAGAAAACAATCTGGTGGTAAATGTTTTATTCTGAATGCGTCTAGCACGAAGAGAAGGCTTGAAGTTTTCGAGGTGCGAGAATCACGTTCTCGTTCTCGTTGCCCTTGCATCACGCATCTCGGTTCAGTTCAGTTTCAGTTCACTGCTGCTCCGGGGCTGGCCCGGGTCCGGGAATCAATATTATTAATGAGGGGTTTATAAAAAAAGAGTTGTAATGTGTCTTATATCTGTTATGATGATATTTTAACAATATAAAAGGTGAATGTATGAAAGAAGAATTTTTAAAAGGGTTGCTGAAGTACGGCAGAGAAAAAGGTTTTATAGATGACAAGCCTGAAGAAGGAAAAACTTATACCTTGGTGGGTGTGGGCAAGTGCATTGCTAACGGAAACAGTTGGCAAGACTCGGAGGTGAAGAAGAACGACAAAAAATAAATCGTAACTCTCGTTCTCGTTCTCGTTCTCGTTGCAACGAGAACGAGGCTTTAGTTTAAGTTTCAGTTACCCGGCAGCTGGCAGCATGATCCGGGACACAGGGAAGCTGTGTGATTTTTTTTTATTTTTTTACTTGCTTTATTATTATATGAGATGTATCTTATATATATAACTTATAGGAGAATAAAAAAATGAACTTTGAAACTGAACAACAAATATATAATATGTTAACTGAAAGCACTGGAACGCACTTTCTAGATAGTGGGGGTGGCAGTGGTAGACATTGGCAACAAAACAAAAAAAGAACTTTGGAGGACTTCAAAAAAGATAAAGTTTTTATTTACGAACCTGATGATATTTATAGTATTTGTAAAAGTGTATTTCATCACTTGGTTGAAAGTGTCCGATATAATAAAGAGTTAAACGAGGATCTAGAAAACTTTTTAAAAGCTAGTAAAGAGGACAATTGGAGGGTACCCGTTGAACAATATCTACAGTTACACAATAAAGATAAAAAAATAGATCATATAAATACATATAATGAGGAATGTGTATTATCCCAAACGTTGCAAATAATAACTATTGGGGACATGTACGAAAATGAAACTGTTGCTTTATCAATACACAACGGTGCAGATGTTAGGGGTGGATATACCGATTTTAAAATATTTGATATTGATACAGATATGTTTTATATGTGGCATCCTGAACACTATGACTATTTAGTTAAAAGCGAGGGGGTGGGTTCATGAGTTCCCTTTCTCGTTCTCGTTCTCGTTGGGCAACGCAAATGCGTTGCCCTTTCAGTCTAGTTACAGCGGCCCGGGCCAGGGAAGCTGCAAGCTCAAGGAGGACAGTATGATTTTTGTCGGTGTACTCATTGGGTTTGTGTTCTTGGTTTTCCTAGTCTTGCGGTGGTTTCTATTACTGACAATCGTGAGCCTTGCGATCTGGCTACTGGTGACACTGTGATCTCGTTCTCGTTCTCGTTGCCGAAGGGAAATGGGCTTTTGATTAGTTATAGTTAGCTGCCTGGTACCAGGAAGCAGCAGAAATAAATATTTATGAGGACATATATCTGATGTGTCTTATAGGATATTCCTATAGTAGATATAGGTTGCATCTATAAGACATATCTTATATACTATATTTATTATTAACAAATGAAATGACTTGGAGGTCAAAATGAACATAAAAAAAGAAACAGTATATATAGTAGATGATCATAACTTAGTTGGTGATCCATCTTTAGAATATTACACAGTCGATGATTTCAAAAAATGTATTGAGTATTTTGAAAAGTTATACTGGACTAAAGATAGTAGATACCAACAACAATCTATCAGAGTATTTTGGGACTACAAGGAGGCATCAACATACCACGAAAAACTAAAAGATATTTGGGAAACCAAACATAAAAATAGAGAGAGTGCGTAATGACTGATCTAACTACACAACTAAACAATAGACTTGAAGTTCTGGAAACAGAACTTCAAGAAATGCAGAAAGCCTTCGAGGTTCACAAGTCAAGCACTTCTGAACTAATCAATGGTACAATTAATTGGCAACATTTGTATAAAACTTTGGAGGCAGTTGTTGAAGAAACAATGGTTGCCTATCCTAATGCTGATACTATCCAATTATTAAAGCACAAGTTTATGCAAAGAGTCGAACCTTTGCTTTCAAGAATGAATGGAGGAGATGATGAGTAAGACATTGTATCAAGTAAATGAGATTAGCACCAATGAGCCAGATGATATTAAAGTGATTAGATTAACACCAAATAATTATCTTAACTTTAATGGTACACTTTTATTTTCGGATAGAAAAAAAGCAAAATCTTATTTACAAAAACATCAAGAATTGCACGAGAAATTCTTAGCTAGTAAGTTAAGAAAAATGAGATAGCCTCCAAGCTATCCGTTGCAACGGAGCCGAGCCTCTTCGGAGGCTCGGTTTTTTTTTGGTTTACGTTTGCCGATCTCGATGCCGTTTGGCGTGACACGCCCCATAGTTATTAGACTTAGTAAAGTCTTGCAAGACAAATACATGTATGTATGCTATAAAAATATAGATGCAAAAAGAAAACTTACCAGTAGAGAAACTGAGGCTCGAGGTTGAGAGGCTCTTGTTACAACACATCAAGCTTTGTCAAGATAATTTTTTATATTTTGTACAAGAGATATGGCCAGATTTTATATGTAGAAAAGAAAAAAATAGAAAAAAGTGGGGCCATCATCAAATCATAGCAGATGAGTTTACTAATGTAGCAAAAGAAAAAAAAGGGAGGCTCATTATAAATATGCCACCCAGACATACAAAATCTGAATTTGCTTCTGTATACTACCCTGCTTGGATGATAGGAAAGTATCCAAAAATGAAAATTATGCAAGTGTCTCATAATACAGAACTTGCAGTAAGGTTCGGTAGTAAGGTTCGTAACATTATTGATTCACCAGAGTATAAACAAATTTTTGGAGACGTGAGACTTCGTGAGGACTCCAAGGCAAAAGGAAGATGGGAAACTAGTCATGGTGGTGAATATTATGCAGCGGGCGTTGGAGCGTCCATCACGGGTCGTGGTGCGGACTTATTGATTATTGATGATCCACACACGGAACAAGACTCTATGTCGGACATGGCAATGGAACGTGCTTATGAATGGTACACCTCAGGACCACGACAAAGATTACAACCAGGAGGCTCAATTTTAGTGGTAATGACAAGATGGGCTGAAGATGATTTGACTGGTAGATTGTTAAAGGCTCAAACGGAACCTAAAGCAGATACATGGA